ATATTATGTATTAATAATGAAAGGAAAATATGAAAACACATTATAATTGCAAGGGTTATATTTCTATAACAACTAAAGAAAATAAATATGACATTGTAAAAGTACAAAAAAGAGTACATGGAGATAGTACAGAAGCGTCTGATGATTTCCATAATTTATTAAATCAATTTAAAAAAATTATGATTGATGCACACGGCAAAGAAAATGTTGATACATCTTATACGTGCATTGAATCAATAACAATTCCTAACCAAATATAAAAGTTTCTTCTTCCCCTGTGTTTACTCCCTTGACACAGGGGTTTTTTTATTGTATAGTGTAGACTCAATCAACCAACAAGGAGTAAATACTATGATTGACTATAAAGACAAGTCCGTTGTAAAATGGAAATCGTCTTTAAGAAAACATATGATTAATGTTCTAGCACTACTAGAAAATCATAATGAACCCCAAATGGAAATAAAGCATCAACTAATTAAAGCAAATGTTTGTTTTAATAATTGGCATAGTGATGTTGCAGAATGGGAGAAGCATACCTTTGAGTATGAACTTCCACAAATAGAAGAACACATAGGGGGTAACTAATGTTTGCATTTCTTAAAGAAAAAAACAAACGGAAACATAATGAGATGATACTTAGACCATACGCAGTTATGATTAAGTATGATTATGAACGTGAGGACAGAAAAAGATTTGTCGATACGTTTGCTAATCGTGAAGATGCTGACAATTATGTTAAGGGTCAAATCAATAATGGCTCAACAGATACTTATTATTTGTTTGAGCAGTCTGTTGATTATCAACAACCTGATAGTAGTGTTGTTGAAAACCCTGACGACATTGTTAAACAAGCGTCTTAATTGACACAATCATTATATTATAATATAATAAAGGCATAATCATTAACTTGGTTATGCCTTTTTAATTTTAACGAAAGGAAACTTATGGCAGTACACGTTAATTATGTACCCTTTGATACATTACCAAAATGGATTAATGAACAGATACAAGAAACAAAATCAAAAAAGTTTCGTGTTGGTTTCATTAAAAAAAATGGTGAGTTAAGAGTTGGTACATTTGATACTAAACATAGAGTTCGTTGGAAACTTAGTGACGGAACTATGTACACTCGTAAAGGTGCAAAGAGAACTACAAAGCCAGAAGATTATTTACTGGCACACGATCTCATAAAAAAAGCACCACGTAATATTAACTACCGAACTATCCAATGGTTTGCAGTTAATAAAAAACTCTTTATATTCAATGACTTATTGGATAATGAGAACTTTAAAATTAGAACTATGACTAAAGTTCCATTTAGTTATCTTAAAAAGATAATGACACAGATAAGGTTGAACAATGAAAAGTAAAAACAAAAAACAAAAAGATAAAAACAAAGACAAACATTTTGTTGGCTACTACATAGACGGACACAAAGGCACAACAAAAAAACTATACGTCAAGAGAAAAATTCTATCTACTTGACACAATCCAAAATATAATATATTATATAGATACTGTCATCAAAAGGTGGCAGTATCAACCAACCAACAAGGAGATGTTATGGCGAAAGCTAGACTAAATGCTAACAAACGTAAGTTAGCAGTCAAGGTATTTCATAAATACTTTGAGAACGAAAAAAACATCTATCGTGAAGAGTATTACAAGCAAAGAAAACTTGTTGATACTCATATCGAGAACGCCTTTCATACAGCTACACAAGTTGTTGAGAGGGCTTACCCTTTGGAAGATGTAGCACAACTTCAGCATTACAAAAATAAATATGGTGAAGCTGTTGATTGTGTTGCCAAAGATAGTTGTTTTTATTTTCAATCTGACAAGGTAGATATAAAAACAAACTATGATGGTCAAGAAGTGGAGAAGCCAATAAGACAGCATTTTTCTTTTCATTTAGACGGAAATCTAAATGGTCAAGAATATGAAAGAGGAAAAGAATTTTCCTATGCTTATTATCACGACCACTTAAAACAAAAAGAGCATACGCCAGAATGGTTTGTGCTAAAGGGCGACAAAGATGAGAATCCACATCACAGAAAAATGAAAGAAGCTTGTGACGAAGAACTTGGATTATATAGTTCTTACGGATACAGCAGAAGAGCTGATGTTAAGTTAGCAGGTGATTGGATAAAAAAGTATCAATTAGATGTAATTGGTACTTCACATTGTCGTAGTCGTACCATACCTTGTACTCATGATGAGTACGAGATTATGAATGATATGTTAATTGCTAAACAAACTCTTGTGCAAAAGTATGAGCAGTGGCAAAGTAATATTATTCAGCGTACTAATCTTGTTGCTAATACAGTAAAGCAATATAATTACGTTGAAGATGTTATGGAGTTAGCAAGACAATCAGGTGTGCAAATCCAAGAATCTGATTTGGAACTGCACTCAACTAATGTTGCATTATATAATCCAACTAATGTTGCACAGATGTTGAACGACTTAAAACCTAAAGCTAAAGAAACTCGAGCAGAGAAAATAGCAAGAGTATCAATGGCACTTCAACAACAAGCAACATCACACTAGACACAACGGGGATACTCTGATATAATCAGGGTATTCCCAAACAAACAAAGGATATAAAATGAAAGTATGTCAAAACCCACAATGTCATTTATACAATACAACTGATAGACTACGTGGAAGTAAAGGTAAAAAATATTATCAAAGTAGAAAAGCAAGTAATTTTTATTATGGTAATGGTCATTTCTGTACACTCAAATGTCAAGATGATTTTTGGGGAATGTATGCAGATAGAATAATACAATACATAGGTCTTATTGATATCCCATTTACAAGACCAGTTGAATCAGAAAGTAGATATCAGATGAGAAGTAGAATATCTGATGCAGTACAAGAAGAATGGGGTGGCTGGGATAGTGTTAAACTTAATTACAGAAGATACAATGAAGAAGTTGAAAGAAGATTAAACGAGGAAATAAGAAGAAACAATGAATCTGATGTATAGTATATATAGCCCCCCTGAGGTGATAAGAGAGTATATCATAAAATGAAAACAAATACTATTAGACACATTGTCGCAGTATGCTATGATTGTGGTAAAAAAGCAGATACATATGAAAATGATGTGTACTATTGTGCCACTTGTATGTATAATAAACTAACTAGAAGAAAAAGATATCGTGGAAAAAGTAACAGCAAAAATACAAGACAAAACACCCGAGTGTAAATTGGCTCGTAATGTTTTGTCTAGGGCAGTGATGGACTATGCAGGTGTTTGTAGTTCAGATAGTTTTACAAGTATAAAAATATTAAAAGATGATGCAAGGTATTTTATTCATGAGTCAAAAGACCTTGAACATTGGTGCGATATGGCAGAAATAAGCGAGTCGCAAGTGCGTGAGGTTGCGGCTAATTTGACACAAGCATTAAAAGATGGTAAATTAAAAGGTAAGCTAATTCAACCATTAGTAAATAAAGTATTCGATAGATTATGACAATTAAAAAATTAGAAAAAAAGATAGGCACACTATCTAATACAAGTAAAATGCCTTCCTATTCATTTGGCACTTCAGCATTTGATTGTAAGGTAGGTGATATACTTGCAAAGATAAAAGGCACAACTTGTTTTGGTTGCTATGCTCGTAGTAGGAACTACAGGTTTCCTGCCGTTAGACTAGCACATAAGTTTAGATTAGAAGCTATCAATGAACCTTACTGGGTTGATGCTATGACACAATTAATTACAATTAAATATTCTAAAATAAAAAAAAGTAAAAAATATTTCAGGTGGTTTGACTCTGGAGATATACCAAGTTTAGAAGCATTACAAAAAATATTTCAAGTGTGCAAGAATACACCTGACATAAATCATTGGTTGCCTACACGTGAGTATGGTGTATTAAAATACGTAGAGCAAAAAGATATACCAGATAATTTAATTATTCGTGCAAGTGCAATCAAAGTAAATGGCAACCCACCAAAGTTTTGGCAGTGGACTTCTACTGTTCACACAAAAGGTAAGAAACATATTGGTAAGAAATGTCCTGCAATGAATCAAGATGGTCAATGTTTAGATTGTCGTAATTGCTGGAAGCGTTCTATCAAAAACATTTCATATGAACAACACTAACTGAAAGGATATCATATGGACACATCAACAATAAAACAAGCAGTTGAATTAAGAAAGGCACATCTTAATTTAATTAGATATTCACTCGACAAGGGTCATAGCATTACTGTACACTATGGAGCGGGTGATGATGAAGTAACAAACTCAACTGACTATGAAAAAATAAAAAAAGCATCTGAAGCCTGTGATGAAAGTTATATACTAATATATGACCACAACAAAAAAAGAATAGGTTGGGCTTGGGTTATCTTTGGTAATGAAGATAATGAATTAGTATCTGACTACAGCGTTACAGATTATATGGATAAATGGTGGGATCAATTTCAAGAAATGTACGAGGCTACAGAATGAGCAGACCAGAAATACCATTAAAAATAATGGGTTGGCATATGGATATTACTTGGACAGATGGTAAGACAGAAACTATTACTGATTTTCCAGATGATATATCACAAGCCATTAATGATTACTTAACTGAACTGGAGGTAAATAGATATGAAAGTGAACTTGAGCCAGAGATCAAAGAAGAAAATCAAAAAAGTTCTTCGTGATGCTTTTGATGGGTGGTATCACTCATTAAGTAAATGTGGAGATACTCAAACTGAAATGATAAAAGTACACGCAGTTGAATATGTTGTTGATAAAATAGTTGATGATGCCTGTATAGATTTCAAAAGTATTTACATAAATAAAAGAGACGTTTAGCTTGACAAATAAATAAAACTATGGTAGGAGAATTTTATGAATACTTATAGAGTTAGAATATGGGCATTTGGATATTATGGAGAGTTCAATATAAATCTAAATGGAGAGGTAGATACCCCACAAATCAATAGCAATATAGTTGCATACTGCAGAAAAAATTTAATTAAATTTAGAAAAGATAGGTTTAGACATATCTCACTTTGTCAAGTTACGTGGGAAAAATTATGAAATACAAAGAGCAGTTAAGTATAGTATCAGCTTTTATGATTCCACCAGATACAACTATGCGTATGGACTGCCCATTCTGTCATAATAAAAATACATTAAGTATTACGAATGATGACTACCTTTTAAGCTGGTACTGTTTTCATGCCTCTTGTAAGGCAAAAGGTACAGAAAAAAAAGGTGTATCTATGAAGTCAGTTAAAAAAATTTTTGATCCTCAACCAATAATTGAGAGTGACATTTTTAATGTACCAGATTCTTTTAAACAAGTATATACAAATCAGAAAGCAGTAAACTGGGCTAAAGCATATAATTGTTGGGAGGCTTGGTCTTGGGGTAGAGTTAGATTAAGATATGATGTAAAACAAAATCGTTTAGTTTTTTTAATAAAAGATTTTGAAAGTGATGAGATAAGAGGTGCTGTAGGTAGATCATTAGATAGGGAGACACAACCTAAATGGTATATGTATGGAAATAAAAAATATCCTTTTTACTGTGGAGAAATGGAAGATGCTATACTTGTTGAAGATTGTGCTTCAGCATGTGCCGTATCTAGTATAGCAACAGGTATTGCTATGATGGGTACATCATACAATGATGAATGGAATAAATACTTAAAAAAATTTAAAAAAATATTTATATGTTTAGATAGAGATGCTACGACCAAAGCATTTGACATATCAAATAAAATAAGATATGTGGGTAATATAGAAGTTATTGTAAAGATTTTAGATGAGGATCTAAAAAATTTTGAAACCGATAAAATAAGGAGTATAATCTATGACAAATAAAATTATAGTAACAATACTAGGATTGTTATTATTTGTTTCTTGTACAAAAAATCCAAAGAAGATAGAGTTTGGTAAGCAGTGTACAGGTGATGGTAGCGTCTATTCATACGTATGGATTAAAGATGTTATTGGTGAAACAGATGTTAAAAAAACAAACTGTATATAGTAATGGTTGAAAAGCAAATATTAAAATTATTTTTAAACAAAAAGTATTTTAATAAATACAAGGGAACATTATCCAGAAGTGTGTTTGAGGGTATGGTAGGTTCACTGTACGATACTATACAAAAGGCACATAGTAAATATGATAGTGATATTAGTATTGATGAACTATATTCTCTACATACTTCTGTTTATAATCCAGCACTTACACGTGCAATGAAAATTAGTGTAAGTGAATTAGTAGAAGATATTAGAACAATAGATGTACCTAATGAAAAGATAGCAGATGATATTATAAAAGTTATGCAGGATAGAAATGTTGCCCAGAAGATAGCAGTAGAAGCAACTGAAATATTTAATGGTAGACCTGCAGATTTTAATGTTATATCTAAAATTATAGAACATCACGAGCAAGATAAACCAGTTGAGCAAATAGATTCTGTAACAGATAATATTGGTGAATTAATCAATCAATTAAATGTTACTACAAAATGGAAGTTTAATTTAGCTGAACTAAAAAATAATATTGGTGGCGTTGGTGATGGTAATTTAATGATTGTATTTGCTAGACCTGAAACAGGTAAGACTGCTTTCTGGGTTAGTCTTGTTGCAGCACCATATGGTTTTGCCGAGCAAGGCGCAAAGGTACACGCATTTATAAATGAGGAACCTGCTGTTCGTACACAGATGAGAGCTATTAGCAGTTATACTGGATATAATAAAGATCAGATCATATCTAACATACAACAGGCACATCAAGATTGGATTAAAATAAAAGATAATATTAAAATGTTAGATGTTGTTGACTGGACTATACAGGATATTGATAGGCATTGTGAGTTGCACAAACCAGATATTATTGTTATAGATCAGTTAGATAAAATAAATATTACAGGGACATATGCAAGAACAGATGAGAAACTTAGAGCAATATATACAAGTGCAAGAGAGATTGCAAAGAGAAGAAGCTGTGTTGTGATAGCTATATCACAAGCATCAGCAGACGCACACAACAGAGATTTCATTTCGTTTGATATGATGGAAAACTCCAAAACAGGAAAAGCTGCTGAAGCTGATTTAATTATTGGTATAGGTAGAAATTCATCTATTGATAGAGATAATATTAATAGAACTTTATGTGTAAGTAAAAACAAAATCACAGGTTGGCATGGAGAACCAAGCTGTAGATTATTTAGAGAGATAAGTAGGTACGATGATTAGCACAGTTGATGTAGAAACATCTTTTAAAAAAGATGAGAATGGTAAAATAAATCCATTACCATTTAATCCAGAAAATATATTAGTAAGTGTAGGTATAAACAGAGAGTATTATTTTGTAAATCATACACAGAAAGTAGATAGTGATTGCCACGAGAAGATACAAAAAATTTTAGATAGTACAACTTTACTAGTTGGTCACAATATTAAATTTGATTTAACCTGGTTGCTTGAATCTAATTTTAAATACAGTGGTCGTGTCTATGATACTATGATTGGAGAGTATGTTTTAGCTAGAGGATTACGAAAAGGTTTATCTCTTGATGCTTCGTGTAAGAGAAGAAAGATTGGAATGAAAGATAAAAGAATAGAAGAGTTTGTTGATCGTGGTGTTTCATTTGAAAATATACCTGTTGATCTAGTTGAAGAATATGGTAGACAAGATGTTGCTATTACACGCAAACTCTTTAATTCACAGATGGAAGACTTTAAATTAAAAAAGAATAAAGGTTTGGTTAAAACAATTAAGATGATGAATGAATTTTTAGTTGTATTAACTGAAATGGAACGTAATGGTATTCACATTAATATGACTGATCTACTTCAAGTTGAAAAAGAATACAATGCTGAGTATGCTTATCTAAGACAGAAGATAGATAAAATTATTTATGATAAGATGGGTGATACAAAAATAAATCCAAATAGCACAGAGCAGTTATCGTGGTTAATATATTCTAAAAAAGTAAAAGACAAAAATGTATGGAAAAGATTATTTAATGTAGGCGTTGATAAATCCACAGGTAAATCAAAAAGAAGACCAAAGTATTCTAATTCACAGTTACAGTCTCTTATAAAAGAACATACCGAGACTCTACATAAGACCAATGCAACACAATGTATTGGCTGTAAGGGGAAGGGTGTTGTCAAGAAAATAAAAAAAGATGGCACACCCTTCAAAAAATATTCTAAATGTTCTGAGTGTTCAGGAGAGGGTGTAGTTTATACTAAGATTGCTAAAATAGCAGGGTTTAATCAAAGTGCAAAAAGTGTCTATGAAATAGCAGAAGGTGGATTTAAAACTGATAGACTTACATTAATAAAATTAGCATCAAGATCAGAGGGTCAACTAAAAGAATTTATAGAAGCTATTGTTAGATTCAATGCCATTGATACATATTTACATACATTTGTTATGGGTATAAAATCATTTACTAATGGTAATGGTTTGCTACATCCTAAGTTTATGCAATGCGTTACATCTACTGGCAGATTATCTAGTCGTGATCCAAATTTTCAAAATCAACCTAGAGGTAAAACATTTCCTATTCGTAAAGTTGTAAACTCTAGATTTAATAATGGTAAAATTATTGAGATTGATTTTGCACAATTAGAATTTAGAACAGCAGTATTTCTTGCACAAGATAAACAAGGTATAGAAGATATAAAAAATAATGTTGATGTCCATAAATATTCTGCTGACATCATTGGTGTGTCTAGACAAGATGCAAAGGCACATACTTTCAAACCTTTATATGGTGGAGTGACTGGTACAGAAGATGAAAAAAGATATTACACTAAATTTTTAGAGAAGTATTCTGATATAAAAAAATGGCATGATGAATTACAAACTCATGCTATAAAATATAAAGTTGTTAGGATACCGTCTGGTAGAGAATACTCATTTCCATTTGCAGAGAGAATGCCATGGGGTGGGTCTAGCTATGGCACACAGATAAAAAATTATCCAGTTCAAGGGTTTGCTACAGCTGACATTGTACCGATTGCTTGTATACAAATACATAACTTAATGAAAAAAAATAAAGTAAAGAGTTTACTAATCAACACAGTTCACGATTCTATTGTAGCTGATGTTTATCCTGGCGAGGAAGATGTGATGAGTAAAATATTTAAACAGGGTGCATCGTCTGTAGTATCTGCAATGAAAGATTACTACGGAATAACTTTTAATGTTCCACTTGACTCAGATTTAAAAATAGGGTACAATTGGTTAGAGATGGAGGAAAAAAAATGTATATAGATAAAACAAGTATAGAAGTTATTGGAGATAAATGGATTGAAGGAAAAGAAAAACCTGAGAAAGATTCAGTTCTAAACTCTTTTAATTTTGATGATGGCATTCATGCAAAAGATTTGGCTAAATTTTTAGAACATTTGCAAGAAGATCATAGACATAAATTTTGTGGTGATGTAGAGTGTCACATTACTATAAGGCAAAGAGACTACTAATATGCAAATAATAGAGAGAAATCAAATAGAAGCATTAGAAACTTTAGACGAGTTTGATGATACATCAGTTGATGGTGTTGTTGAATACCAAGAGTTAGTTTCTAATCATGGTGATATACCTAAAAAATTATATTTAAATGAAAACCACCCACACTATAATGATATGCTGTATTACGCACAAGTGGATGGTGTAACAGTAATACCAACAACAGGGAAAACAAAAGTATGCTAGATTTTTTTAAGTTTGCTTTGCAATCACCAACAGATTATATTTTAATGACTATATTTTTAATACTAGCATTAGAAAATATAGTAAAATTAATAAAATTTTTAATAAAGTAACTCTTGACTTTTTTACAAATATGTGGTATAGTAATAACAACATAGGAGGATTGTAATATATGGACAATCAATTAATAGATACAAAGACAATGTCTGACGAGCAGATTATGAAAGCTATCGGACAAGATTCTGGTGGAGGAGAAGGTAATAATATTCCAAGACTAGCGATCAATAGAAACCCAGAGGATGATGATGGAAATGCATTACCCGTTGGTAATTTTTATACTTATGATGCAAGTGTTGGCACAAATGTATTTGGTAAACCTGTAACGTTTAGACCATTTATAAGTGCTATGCAATACATGCATTATGAACCAGAGAAGGGTGAGTATGTAAATAGATCAATCATTTTTAAAAGTTGGAAAGAGGAAGCTATTGATATTCAGGGTGGAACTAGATGTAATAAAGTACCGTACAAAGATAGAGATAGTTTATCTCCAGAAGACTTAGCTGAACAAAGAAAAATTAGATGTTATAGATTACTATATGGTCTAGTTAGTTTTGATTCTAAAACTTCTGATGGTACAGATCATAAAGTAAAAAATCTACCTACACTTTGGAGAGTAACTGGTACAAGTTTTGCACCAGTGGGTGCTGCGATTGAGCAGATTAATAAAAGAAAAAAACTAATGTTTAGTTGTACATTTACTTTAGATAGCAAGAGACAAAAAAAAGGTGGTAACACTTTTTATGTTCCTGAAATAAAAGTAAATGCTGATGCTAATTTAAAAATGTCTGCAGAAGATATGGATAATTTAAAAGCATTTCAAGAAACTATTAATTATGAGAATAATGAAATAGCTAACTTGTACCAACAAGCAAAAGGTAAAAAATCTAATGGTAGTGATACAGTATCAGCTAAGATAGTGGATGATATGGATGATGAGTTACCTGATCCAGCACAGGTATTTGCTAAATAATGAACTCTATACTACATAAAGTTCAGTTATACTTAGACAAAGCTACTAAAGATACTGTAGAAGTTGATAGTAAACTTGTTGAAGAGTTTGGTGAGGCGTGTAAAAACGCCTTGCTAAAACAATTTTCTGAACCTAGAAAAGAAAAGAAGTCACCTAGAATGAGTAGTATAGGTAGACCACTATGTCAACTACAGATGGAAGCTAAAGGTATTAAAGGAGAAGGTGCACCATATAATTCTAAAATGAGAAATACATTTGGTGATTTAATAGAAGCGTTAGCTATATTTGTAATGAAATCAGCAGGAGTTAATATTGAAGATGAACATAAAAAAGTACAGTACAAAAAAGATGGAACCATCATTGATGGTGAATATGATACAAAAATTGATCAAAAAATATGGGACATTAAAAGTGCCTCACCATATTCGTTTGAAAAAAAGTTTGGAGAGTCTGGAGGTTTTGAAGCAGTTGCAGAAGACGATGCCTTTGGTTATGTACCACAAGGTTATCTATATTCCGAGTCATTAAAACTTCCCTTTGGTGGATGGATTGTTATTAATAAATCAACAGGTGAATGGACTGTTTGTGAAACACCTGTTGCTGATAGTGAATATAGATCGAAAGCATTATCTTTAGCAATTAATAATGCCAAAGCATTAGAAAATGATGAGCCATTTAAAAAATGTTACGAAGATATAGAAGAAACTTTTCGTGGTAAAAAAACTGGCAATAGAGTTTTGGGCACAGTATGTTCTTTCTGCCCATACAAACTTCCTTGTTGGGGAAGCAAAGTGCAATTGTTGCCACAGCAACAGTCGCAAGGTAAAAACCCTAAATGGGTTTGGTATACTGAAGTAAACAATCCGAGGAAAGATGAAAGTACGCAGTCGGAAATCTAAGGGTCGTAGACTTCAGGATTGGGTAGGGAGTAGTTTAAGGGGTCTATTTCCTACCCTGACCAATGATGATATTAGAACTGCTATCATGGGTGAGAGTGGTGCTGATGTTAAATTATCCCTTAAAGCTAAAGAAATTTTTCCATTCGATATTGAATGTAAAAATGTTGAAACATTTAAAAATGTTTACAAAGCATATGATCAAGCAAGTAATCATGGTAACTTACAACCATTATTGTTTATAAAAATAAATAGGCAAAAACCTCTTGTAATATTTAGTGCTGAACATTTTTTTAAAATTATTGGAGAACAAAATGTCAAAAAAGAAAAAGATATTTACCATAGATGATGCTATAAAAGTTATCATAACACCCTGGGATAAAGGGTTTAGTTGTGGTATACTGTTTGGTAAAAATGCAAAAGACTTAGAGTATGAAGAAGATATCTGTGCAATTATTGCAAGAGGTATGATTAAACATGCAACTCTAGATCCTCATACCACTTACTTACTTGGGTTAAAAGGTTTTGCAGAAGATAAAGCAAAGACAACAGTAAATGATATTTCTATACCATTACCAAATGAAGATGCACAATTTGATGAAGATAATGTTATAGATTTTTTAGAAGCATTAAAAAGAAAAAGAGATAAGGAGTTAAACTAATGGCAACACATTTAGTTATAGGTGATCCTCATTGCACACCTGGCACAAGCAATGAAAGATTTTTATGGGCAGGTAGATTAGCTAAAGATATAAAAGCTACTCATGTAATATGTATGGGAGATTTTTGTAGTGTAGATTCTCTATCGTCATATGACAAAGGTAAAATGTCTTTTGAAGGTAAACGTTTTAATAAAGATGTTGAACATACAGAAGATGCACTTGCAAAATTTAATAAAGGTTTAGGTAGTTACAAAGTTAAAAAGACTATGATATTAGGTAATCATGAAGATAGAATTGATAGAGTTGTACAGGATAATCCAGAGTTAGAAGGTACATTATCTATCTCTAGTTTAAACTATAAAAAATTTGGATGGAAGCAAGTTCCATATAAACAAATTAAAGTTATTGATGGTGTGCACTATGTGCATTATTTACCATCTGGAGTTATGGGCACATCTATATCAGGTGAAAATATAGCAAGAACTATTTTAAATAAACATAAAGTTTCTGCTACAGTAGGTCATTCTCATTTATTAGATTATGCAATATCAACTACACCACTAGGTAAAAAATTACATGCTTTATCTGCTGGATGTTACTTGACTCATAAAGAAAGTTATGCTAAAGGTACACAACACTTATGGTGGAGTGGTTTAATTATAAAATACAATGTTAATAATGGGACATATGATTTAGAAACAATGTCTATTAAACAGGTTAAAAAATTATATGGTTGATAATGTAAATTCACCAAGGCATTACTTGCAAGGTAAGCGTGAAACTATTGAAGTCATACAAGACTATATGACTAAGGATGAATTTGTTGGCTACTTAAAAGGTAATATAATAAAGTACGTTGGCAGATTTAAATTTAAAGGTAAACCATTGGAGGATTTAAAAAAATCACAGTGGTACCTAAACAAACTAATACAGGAGGTAGAAAAGTGGGAGCAGTAAAACAATGTTTAATAGAAGTTGAAGATGTTATTTCTGGATGTATGAGAGATAGACTAACTCTTTTGGAAACAGTAGAACATTGTAAACAACAATTTAAAAAAGAAGGTGTGTACAATCCATACCTTACTGATAAAAGACTAATTAAAAAAATATATTCATCTTGGACAAAAGATCCGAGTGGGGAGGTTATGATATAATGACAACAGCAGTTAGATTAAATCCTTTTTTTGACGCATTAGTAAAAAGGTACAACGCACAAATTGCAGAAGCAAGAGCAACAATTAATGTGTATTTAGAAAATCCTGCAGGTATAGGTGAGCACCCGCAGTTTATTGACGAAATAAATAAACAACTAGACAAATGGGCTGACGCTCGTGATAAAATAAAAATAATAATGGAGTATTACAATGACAATTAATAATAATATAAAAGAAAAAAAATATGTATTACCATCTAGTATTTTAAAAGAATTATTTAAATATTTAATGGCTAAACCATACGGAGAAGTAGCTACTGTATCC